CGCCGAGAAGCCCGAGGACGCTGCCCCGGAGCAGCCCGCCGAGGACGACGCGGACAAGGCCGCCGAGGACACCCCCACTGGCGACGCCTCTGCAAAGGCCGCCGCTAACCCCGAGGCCGCCCCGGCCGACACCGGTGACGCTGAGCCCGCCCTGCAGGTCCCCGCCGAGAAGCCCGAGGACGCTGCCCCGGAGCAGCCCGCCGTCGACTACAAGGCGCTCGCCGAGGCTGCCCGCGCCGAGCTTGACAGCCTGAAGGCGAAGCTCGCCACCCAGGAGTCCCTCAAGTCCGCCGGCCTCGCCCCTGAGCTCGCCGACTACGTCACCCTCAACACCCCCGAGGATGCCCAGAAGCTCGCCACGATCATCGCCCCCCAGCCGCAGGCGGCCCCGTTCGCCCCAGTCGGAGACGACGACGCTGACGAGAACATCACCACCATTGGCAACCGGATCTTCGGTCGCCGCTGATAGGAAGGAAGCCCATGGCTAACTTTGCAACCCCGGCGATGAAGGTCACCAAGAGCTCCGTCGCCGCTCTCCGCTACCTGTCCGCCCTGCCGCGCACCATCAACCGTGACGCCGAGTCCGGTTACGAGGCCGGCTACGGCAGCACCGTCAACGTGCCCATGCCTGTCAAGGCGACCGCCGCGACCCGCACCAAGACTCAGCGTGCCGCCCGTAACGCCATCAGCTACACGGACCTGACCCGCCAGTACGTGCCCGTCGAGCTCGGCGACCAGATCTACTCCGCGGTCCGCCTGCCCTCCGACTGGTACACGTGGACCCTGCAGTCCTTCGAGGACGAGGTCGCCAAGCCGACCGCTGAGGCTGTCGTTGACGAGCTCCCCAAGAAGCTGGCCGCGCTCATGACCACCATCAAGGCTTCGCAGGCCGCGGACGCTTCCGCCGCTGCCGTTGCCTACACCGACGCGAAGGCCCTGAAGCTGAAGAGCGACTCCTCGAACGTCCTCGAAGTCGTGGCCCGTCTCGCCCGGGTTCTCAACAGCCGTGAGGTCCCCACCTCGGACCGCACGATCGCTGTTGGCCCCGGTGTCGCCGAGGTCATCCAGAAGAACCGTGACCTGGCGTCCGCCGCCTATCAGGCTGACGACGGTGACAGCCTTCACGAGGCCATCATCAGCCGCCTGAAGGGCTTCACCATCATCGAGGACCCGCGCCTCCCGGAGAAGTTCGGCATCGCCTACCAGCGTGACGCGTTCACGATGGCTCTGCGCGCCGCGACCGTGCCGCTCGGCGCCTCCTACGGTGCGAACCACGCCGAGGACGGTTTCGCTCTGCGTCTGATCTGCGACTACGACCCCGACCAGGCCGAGGACCGCGCCGTTGTCGACGCTTTCTTCGGTGCCGCCGTGATGGACGACCAGCGCGCCACCGCTTTCGGACTCGCCTGATCGCAATGCCCACCACGGCGCTGGCGGACGTCACTGACCTCGGAGACTGGCTCGGAGAGAGCATCACCGAGGGCGGTGACGTCCGCCGCGCTAAGTGGCTGCTGCGGCGAGCCACGTCCCTCGTCCTTGAAACCTGCGGGCGTGTGACACGCCCGTGGACACCGGCTGACGTCCCTGGCGGCGTGCAGGAAATCATCCTGTCCTGCGCGGCGCGAGCGTACGTCAACCCCGAGTCGTGGAACTACGAACGTCTTGACGACTGGATGGGCGGCGGGAAGCCCGTCCCCGAGGATGGCCTGTACCTGACGCCCACCGAGAAAAAGTCGCTGCTCCTGTACATCGAGGACGCCCCCGCACGCGGCATGGGCGTCATGGGCACGTACCGCGAGGTATGGCCGCCCGCAACGAACCGGTACGGCGACTCGGGGTGGGTCAACGCGATCAGGAACAAGCCGTGAGCCACCCGCACGCCCGCCGACGCCGAGCCGAATGGCTGATGGTTGACTCGTGCGTAATTGACCGGCCTGAAAGATCCATGAACTGGAACCCGCAGGCCGGCCGCGACGAGCCGACCACTGCCCGCGTGTACGAAGGGAAGTGCCGGCTGCGGCAGCAGACGTCGTACGGCACCGCCCCCACCACTGGCGGCCACACGTACGAACTGCAGCAGACTGAACTGCACATTCCTCGCGGCGCCGACTACCGGCCCGCCATCGGGGACGTCGCGACCGTGACCGGGTATGCGTACCCGTTCCGCGTTCGTGGTCTGATCAACCAGACGCACAGGACCGCTACGCGCATGCTTGTTGACGCGGAGACTGACTGATGCCCGCCGATGTGACGCAGCTGCGTGCTCTCGCTGCCGACTTTGCTTCCGCCCAGGAAGCCGGGTCCGCGGTGCAGGTCGGCGTCCGCAACGCCCTTGACTCCGCGAAAGAACGAGCGAGGCAGGACTATCGGGCGTTCCCGAACAAGGGGATCGCCAAGGTCGGGGACACGTTCTCCTACGACACGAAGCCCTCCGGCGCGGTCGTGCAGGCTGAGTTCGGCCCGTCCAAGCCGCGCGGCGCGCTCGCTAACATCGCGATCTGGGGGACGCCGAAAGGCGGCGGCGGCCTGCCGCACCCGGCCGACTACATGGACGACAAGGTGACCGACGAGATCGCCTCCACCCTCGACGAGATACTGGATAAGCTGTCATGATCAAAGTCAGCCCGTTCGTGAAAGCAATGGAGAGAGCCTGCCGGGACCGGTGTAAGTACGACGTGTACCTCGGTGAGGTCACAAAAGCCAGGCCGAACGTCCCGTATGTGCTCGTGAAGCTTCCCGCCGCGGGCGCAGGCAAGGCTGGCACGCTCGGTAATGCCGTCGACGAGATCAGCTTCCTGCAGCCACTCACGGTGGTTGCGAGCACCGCCGACAGGCTATTGGCCGTAACGGACGACGTCCGCGACGTACTCGACGGGTACGAACTGCGGGTAGGCGGCTGCCACGTCGAACCTCTCAGGCTGTCCTACTCGTCCGGGTTGCTCCGTGACGACCAGGTAGACGTCCCCGTCTACGGGCACCTGTTCTACTCGGTAGACATGTGGCAGGTTACGGCGTTCAAAAGATTCGCCTGAGTTAAACTGACCTAGAAACGTACGTTGTCCGGCGCTGACGCGGCGTCGGAGAGAGGAGAAAGCCGACATGGCTTCGTCAATCCGGACGCTCGGCGACGGCCGCATCACGCTCGTCGCCCTGGGCACCGACTCCGCCCCGGTCGCGAACAGGAAGGCGCCGACCGCGGACGAGCTGAACAAGGGCATCCACTTCGAGATGTCCGTCATGAAGTCCGACTACAAGCTCGGCTCAAAGGGCAGCACCAGCGTCGAGGAGCCCGTCCTCGGCGCCGCCGGCAAGGGCACCGTCCCCGGCCCCGCCGAGTATGAGGGCCAGGTTTCTGTCTACTGGTTCTTTGACGATGACGGCCAGAAGGTGCAGGGCGGCGACAACGCCGTCTGGGAGCTGTTGAAGCAGACCGGCCGCGAGTTTGAGCTGTACGAGCGCGAAGGCAAGAAGCCTGAGGAACCGTTCACCAACGGTGACGACGTTGACTGGTACCACGTCGCCCCCGGCCAGCCGCAGAAGCCCGACGACAGGACCACGTACACGAAGCGCACCGTGTCCCTGTTCATCTCCGACGCCCTGGAGAACGAGATCACTGTCGGCGGGGGCAAGGTTCAGGCCGCCCCCACGATCACGTCGATCGACCCGTCCGGGAAGAAGGCCGGCGACACCGTCCTGATCTCCGGCGCCAACTTCGTCGGCGTCATCTCCGTCACCTGTACCGTGAGCGGGAAGACGGCCCCGGTCGCCTCCTACCGGGTGCTGTCTTCGACCGCTATCAGCGCGGTCCTGCCCGCCGGCATCCAGTCCGGCAACTTCATCGTCACGAACGCGAAGGGCGCGTCCGCCGGCAAGTCCTACACGGTCGGCGCCTGACCTGCCACTGCCCTGTACACTGGGTCTGTTGCCCCCCGCTGCCATGTGCGGTCTCTGGCGGCGGGGGGTAACACCGCACATAGACCGCTTGGGACCGCAGACAGGGGACGCCGATGAGCGACCGTGTTGATGTCAACGCTGACGACTTCGAGGACCGCACCGACGGGGCCGACAAGGCTGAGAGGTTTGACTTCGCGTCATGGATGGCAGGGTTCCAGCCGACCAGGAAGTCTTGTACCCTGTACGGACGCACTGACCTGCTCGCTGTGATCGACCACCTGGACGAGGAGGCCCGCCTGCCCGGCCTGTCCGACAAGCGGAAGAAAGAGATCCTGGACGAGGCGAACTCCTGCCTGGAGAAGTTGAAGGAGTCTGGCGTCGAGTTCGTGGTGCAGACCATGTCTGTGTACGCGCAGAAGGAGCTCATGGAGTCTCTCGGCCACCACACGAAGGACGACCCCGTCACCCACGACATGGAGTGCGCTTTCATCGCCGCGCACATCGTCGAGCCGACCGGCGTGACCGGTGAAGACATTGCCGGCCTGTACAAGGCGTCCCCGCAGCAGGTGGAGAAGTTGTCCCGCTGCATCCGCCTTGTCGACACCGAGAACCCCACCATCACAGCCCCTTTCTCGTCCAAGTCCTGACTGCCCCCAACGGGGCTTGGCTGCGGTCCATGGTGAAAGCTGCCATGGGTTGGGGGCGCCCGCCCACAGGGATCCTGCGCCGATCTGGAGAGTGGGTTCCACAGGACTACGACCTAGCGAACGCATACTCCCTGTATGAGGCGTCTCTGTGCCCGTGCGGGTGCGGCTACCCGCGCGACGTCGCCTGGGACGAGTTCATGGACGGCTGGTTCGAGGCCCGCGAGGTGGTCTGCTACGCGAAGGCTGCCCGGGAGCGCTGGGAAAAAGACCACTCGGAGCGTAACAAGCACGGCGACCTGATTTCTCCCCCGAAGGAAGGGTCGCTTCTGTACGTCGCGGACGCCAAGGTAGAATCCGAACAGGAGTGAGGAGTTGCCGTGGCCGATAGAACCGTAGTTGTCAAGCTGACCGCTGACGCGTCCGGCGTGAAAGCTGGGATGCAGGAGGCGTCGTCCGCCACCAAGGGCGCCGCCGACGCGATGTCGCAGGCAGGTCAGGCGGCGCAGGGTGCCGGCGACCAGATGGGCAACGCCGGCGAGCGCGGCAAGTCTGGTCTCGCCGGTCTCGCCGACTCGGCCCGTCAGAACGGTGCGGCTTGGACTACGGTCGGCACGGCGGTCGCCGGCGTAGGCGCCGGGCTGCTCGGGTTCGCCGGCATGGCGGGGAAGATGTCCGCGGACTTCGACGCGTCTATGTCGTCCGTTCAGGCGGCTACGCACTCGTCGGCGGACGAGATGTCACAGCTGCGCGAGGCCGCGATCCAGGCCGGCGCTGACACTGCATTCTCTGCGACGGAGGCGGCCTCCGGTATTGAGGAGCTCGCCAAGGCAGGTGTGTCCACGAAGGATATTCTCGCTGGCGGCCTTTCCGGCGCCCTGGACCTTGCCGCGGCCGGCGAGATCAGCGTGTCCGAGGCGGCCGAGACGGCGGCGACCGCGATGGTTCAGTTCAACCTCAGCGGCGACAAGGTTACGCACGTCGCCGACCTGCTCGCCGCTGGCGCGGGCAAAGCTCAGGGTGGCGTGCACGATATGGCGTACGCCCTGAAGCAGTCCGGCCTGGTCGCCTCTCAGGCGGGACTCAGCATCGAGGAAACGACCGGTTCGATTGCCGCTTTCGCGTCCGCTGGCCTGATCGGCCAGGACGCGGGCACGTCTTTCAAGACGATGCTCCAGCGTCTGGAGAACCCGTCCAAGGGTGCGAAGAACGCGATGGATGACCTGGGTATCCACATTTACGACGCCCAGGGTCACTTCATCGGGATTACCGCCGTCGCGGAACAGCTCCGCAACGGCATGAAGGACCTCGGCGAAGAGGAACGCAACACGGCGATGAGCACGATCTTCGGGTCGGACGCTATCCGCGCCGCGAACGTGCTCTACAATGAAGGCGGTGCGGGCATTCAAGGATGGATCGATAAGGTCAACGACGCTGGGTATGCCGCCGAGACTGCCCGCCTGAAGCAAGACAACCTGAAAGGTGACATCGAAAAGCTCGGCGGTTCCTGGGAGACCGCCATGATCAAGATCGGCTCTTCCTCGCAGGCGCCGGTCCGGTCTGTCGTCCAGCACATCACGTCCCTGGTGGATAAACTGGGGGAGCTCGGCAGCGGAACCCAGTCCATGATCATGAACTTCGCCGCATTCGGGGGTGCCGCCCTGACCGCGGTCGGCGGGCTGATGGTGATGGCCCCGAAGATCGTCGAGATCAAGGATGCCATGAACACCTTGAATTGGACGGCCGCCGGGCTGAAGGGCAAGCTCGGCGAGGTCGCCACCGGCATGACCGGGTTCGGGCGGGCCGGACGGATGATGATCACCGCCGCCCTGATCGAAGGCGTGAAGCACTACGGCGACGAGGTTCGGCGCACTGGCGTGTCTGTGGATGAGATGTCCACGGCGCTCGCCCACGGCGGCTCCGTGATGAATAACCTGGACTTCGATAAAGGCAAGTACAGCCTGCAGGAGTACTCGCAGGCGCTGGCGGACATCAGCCGCCCGTCCGTTTGGTCGTCCGTACAGCAGCACTTGGCTTCTTTTGCTGACGGCATCTCCGGCGCATTCGGTGCAGACACCCGCTCCGACCTGCAGCGCACGAAGGACGCCCTGGAGACCACAGGCAAGGCGCTGTCTGGGATGTCTACCGATGAGGCGGTGTCTCAGTTCAAGAAGCTGTCGTCGGAGATGACGAACGGCACCAACAAAAGCATGATCGACTTGATCAACTCGATGCCGGACTTCAAGTCACACTTGAACGAAGTTGCGAAGCAAATGGGATTGACGGCGGACGACAACACGCGCCTCGCTATCGCGCTCGGCCAGATCGACCCGAACGCCCAGCAGGCTGCCGGTGGTACGTCACAGCTGGACGCTGCCATCCGCAAAGCCAAGGAAGGCACCGACCAGATCGTCCCGTCGATCGAAGAGGTCGTCAAGGGCATCAAAACGTACGGCGACACGGTGATCGCGAACAGCAACGCCGACATTAAGTTCCAAGAGGCGTTGAAGAACGTCAACGACGCCGTCAAGGAAAATGGTGCCACATTGGACATCACCACTGAGAAGGGGCGTAAGAACCAGTCCGCGCTGAACGACCTGGCCAGTGCGACGTTCGCGCAGGTGCAGGCGGCGCAGGCTGCCGGTGCCGGGCAGGAGGAACTGCAGGAGAAGATGCAGACCGGCCGCGACGCGTTCATTTCAGCGGCCGAGTCGATGGGCCTCACTGAGGACGAGGCGGTTGAGCTGGCCGACAAGTACGGGCTTATCCCGGAGAAGGTGACCACTGAGATCAGCGCGGACGCGACGCAGGCGACAGAGACTGCGGACGGGGCAACCGCCGAGATCAACGGGATGACCGGGACCATCTCGATTTCCGGTGACGCCGCGAACGCCGACTACACGCTCACCGTGACGGCCGACTCGATCAACGGCACTACCGGCGTTGTCGAGATCGACGCAGACAACGACCAAGGGCTGGCCGGCCTGCAGGAGACCGTGCAGACGATCGACAACTCTGACGGGACGGTGTCCATCCTCGGTGACGCCACTGGGGCGCGATGGGAGAAAGACAGCATCCACACTGAGATCGACAACACCACCGGCACGGTCACGATCTCCGGTAACGACCAGGCGTCCGGGAAAGTCCGCACCGTCAAGTACAACATCGACCAGTTGCACGACAAGGAGATCTCGATCACGACCCGGATCAAGCAGATCTTCACGTCGGTCGGCCACTGGATCGGCGACCACGTGCCGAAGGGCTCCTGGCTGCGCGCCGACGGCGGCCCGATCACCCCGATCAAGGGGTACGCGAACGCTGGCGCCGTGTACGGGCCCGGCGGTGGGCGGGACGACTGGATCCCTGCGTGGCTGTCCAACGGGGAGCACGTCCTCACTGCCGCCGAGGTTGCTGCGGCAGGCGGGCAGGACGCCGTGTACCGGCTGCGGAAGATGATCCGCGACGGCGACATCCGCAACTACATGGAGGCGAGACGGTTCGCTGACGGCGGGGCCCTGTCCGCTTCCTCGCCGTCCATCGCCGGCTCGGGTGGCGTGTCCGTGAGGCAGCTCCGCAAAGCCATGGACGGCATGAACCTGGAACTCACCGTGGACGGGCAGACTACCCTGACTACCAGGATGAAGTCCGTCGCCGATGGGCGCATCGTCACCGCAAACCGAATGATGGGAAGATGACCGCATGGCAACGATGAAAGCTTTCACGGCGCAGCACACGGGAATGCTGTCGCTGCAGCCGAACCCTTCCCCTGAGGGGGCTGCGGCGACCCCCGTGTACGTGAAGTCCGACGACAACCGGGTGCTGATCTGGCATCCGACAGACTCGGAGTGCATCAGCGACCCGTTGGCGCCGATCGGCGAGGAAACCACGTACACGCAGGCCGGCGCAGCAGACACGACCGCCACCCGGGCCTCTATCGGTGCGGACATCATCTCCGATGAGACCGGCCATGTTGTCGTCAAGGGGCACATCGTCGAAGCGAACGAAGAGTCTTTCTCTGCCGGGCTGACGACACTGTCCACCGCCGCGGGCACTCTTGACCGGTGGGGCCAGTCCGCCGAGCCGCTGTCGTACACGATCACATACCGGACCAAAGGGAAAGCTGACTACGAGACGCTCCGCGCGTTGACTCAGCGGCCCGGCTATCTGATCGTTGCCCACGACGGTGATGCATGCAGGATCCCGTCGTGCACGATCCGTCCGATCCGTGTGGTCGCTGTGCAGAAAGCAACCGCCCAGCAGACCGAGTCCCGGCTTGCGGGCACCGTCCAGTGGGACCTGTCCGTCACTGAACGGCCGTCGGAGATGGTCCGTCACACCGAGCGGTGGCTCGGCATGTACGGCACGCGGATGGGATCGTGGGCGCCGTGCGTCACGTGGGGTGAGTGGCTGGACTGGGAAGCGAAGCTCGCCGCCGGCGATGTGGACCGGAACGTCACTTACCTGTGGGGTGGGACCACGCACCCGGAGGACGACAAGCTGCTCGGCGGGGATATCTCTGAGAACTGGTCGCCGCACGGGCGGCCGACTCGTGGCGGCGGTGTCCGCACTGTCACTCCGACGGCGGGCACGTCCTCGTTCCGTCAGGTGCCGGTCGGTCACACTGTGGAGGTGTCCGCGTACGTGCGGCGTATCGACGGCGACCCGGACCTGTCGTCCGTGGCGGTTGGCCTGTGGTTGTCGAACGGCCGGGGCTCCGACTCCACGAATCGTTCCTTCGACCACCCCGGCCGGCAGTCTCGCGGGAAACCTGACGCCAACCGCTGGGTGCTCCTGAAAGCGACGACCACGATTCGAGCCGGCGCAGACTGGGTTGCTCCGTGCCTGCTGCTTGACGCAGACCCGTTGCCCACGGTCGAGTTCGCCGAGGTCGGTGTCGCAGACCTGTCAGCGTCTGGCATTCCGGACATCGCTGCGCGTACGTACGATGACGTGTGCCGCTACGTGGCGGGGATGCCGTCATGAGGCCCGGCCCTAGCCTGTTCGACATGGCGCGGCCGGCCCGGTGGCGTGTCCGCGTGGATGTCCGCTACGGCGGAAAGATCGAGTGGCGGGACCTCCCTGTCTACAACGTGCAGCTGGACTGGGGGAAGCTCGGCACGAAGGCCGACTCGAACCCGTCTGCGCCGGCCAGGCTTACGCTGAACGCCCCCAGGCAGTTGGCGGCGAAGGACCCGACTGACCCGTTGGCGAACTACGGGCAGGAGTTGTGCCCCGTCCTGGAGATCCGCCCCCGCGAGGGTGAGGGGTGGGATGTCCCGTTCGGGCATTTCCGGATCGTGGAGTCACCGGCGAACCCGGAGGAGGCGACCGTTTCCGCGAAGGACATGCTGCTGGACCTGGAGGAGAACCCGCTCCCGTTCCCTCATTCGCCGTGGCTGGGCGGTACTCTGCTGTCGGAGATGCGCCGGCTGAACCCGGTCCCGGAGCACACGTACGTTTGGGTGGACCCGAAGGTGCGGAACGCGTCCCCGATGGCGTCCTTGCAGATGCCGCCGAACAGGTTGGCGTCTGTGATCATGTTGGCGGACTCGTGCGGCGCGGACGTGCGCATGGGGTATGGCGGGAAGATCGAGGCGTACGCGCGACGGGCGGACTGGCAGACGCCTGACGAGACGTACCCGCTGTCGTCTGGGTTGCTCGTGGACGCGCAGCGGACGGAGGATCCGTCTGGCCGGTTGCCGAACATGATCGAAATCAACGCGAAGGGCGACGGCACGAAGTCGTATTCCCTGTCGGGTAACAAGTCGTGGGCGGACGCGATCAAACGGTCCGAGCATGACACCGAGGTTGATGAGGCCCTGAACCTGCTGTGGGAGAGTAAGCCCACGACGTCGGCGTGGGGGCAGAAGGACGAGCTGTACCAGAACGCGCGGAACACCGCCTGGCAGTGGAGGCATAACCTCTGGCCTGGCTGGGAACGTGAGGTTGATGACAAGGGGAAGACGACCGGGTGGAAGTCGAACTACACGTACGACTTTCATATCGGCATGCAGTACTACGGCGCCCCGTATGACCCGAAGCATTACGGTCGGGTCACGAAGGTTACTGACCTGTCGTCGGATAAGTCCTGGTCGAAGATGGTAGAGCAGGCAAACGCGGACGCGTTCCACGCCCGCGACCGGCTGCCCTCATGGAAAGTGGAGATGGCGTTCGACCCTCGCGTCGAGATCGGCGACCTCCTCGCCTTCGAAATCAAAGAGGGCGAATGGATTGCTATCATTGTCACGAGCTACTCGTGCTCGCTGTCTGACGTGTCGCGCACGATGACGGTGATCGGACGGGAGGCTCGCCGCCACCTGTAAAGGAGGAGACCGCATGAGTGATAGCAGCCTGTACCTGGCTCTCCGTGAGGGCAGCCAGGCATCTCAGCGTCGTGACACGACGATTCGCTGGGTGAAGGGGCGTGTTGTTGACACGTCGAAGACCGACCCGACCTTGCCGGCGGGGTGGGTGCGTGTCGGCATGCCGTACGACAAGCCCGAGACGTACGTTGCCGGGGAGACGCCTGGCCTGTACACGTGGCAGGGCGCGATGGTGACTGTGCGCCTGCACCCGGACGGGACTCTACTGTCGATCACAGACGGGCAGGACGAGCCTGGGGACGAGCGCACGCAGATTGAGCGGCTCGGCCCGGCCGGCAAGGAAATCGCCGACGCGATGAACGACGCGGTTGACGCAAAGAAAGCCGCCGCGGAGGTGAAGACCCGCGCCGACAACGCAGCCAAGGATGCCGCCGCCGCCGCCCGTGACGCACAGACCGCGCGGGCTAAGGCTGAGGCTGCTGCGGCTTCGGTTGGCACCGTGCAGGACTCTGTGAAGGGCCTGGATGGGCGGATCACTGCCGCGGACAAGGCCGCGAAGGATGCCGCCAGTGTCGCGGACGCTGCGAAGACTACCGCCCAGCAGGCCGCGGAGACAGCGAAGCGCGCCGAGGATGCGATCAGGAACTCTGGCGACAACGCGAAGGCTGTGGCGCTGGCGGAGGAGGCGAAGTCCCTGTCGCAGGCCGCGCAGACGCTCGCCGGTCAGGCGAACGCGAAAGCTCAGGACGCTGCCACTGCCGCGCAGGCGGCAACGCAGAAGGCTGCCGCCGCGGACACTGCGGCTAAGAAGGCTGACGCGAACGCTTCGGCGGTGAAGGCGACCGCGGATGGTGCCGCTGCCGCAGCGAAGGCCGCCCAGGCTGACGCACAGAAAGCGCAGGCGGACTACTCGGCGCTGAAAGTGAAGCAGGATGCGTCCGCCGCTGACATCCTTGCCGCGAAGCAGAAGGCGGATGGCGCCGCTGCCGCAGCTCAGGGGGCCGCAGAGAGGGCCGACAAGGCTGCCGCTGACGCGCTGGGGGCTCGTAACGCCGCCGACCAGGCGTCCGCGAAGATGTCATCCCTGGACGGGAAGGTCACGATCGCGGCCAGGACGCCCCTGCCAGCTGACGGGCAGGGCAAGTCTGCCGGGTCTCTGTGGTGGGTGCAGGGTGCTGACGGGAGGCTCGGGCAGGCGTTCGTGTGGAACGGAACCGTGTGGCGCCTGTCGCAGGCCGGCACGAACTTCATCGGCGACAAAGCGATCGGCAGCGCACAGATCGGTGATGCGGCGATCGGGTCTGCGCAGATCGCTGATGCGTCTATCACTGACGCAAAGATCGGCGGCTTGTCCGTCAGCAAGTTGATGGTGACGGGCGGGGCGAAGATGCCGCAGGCCGTGATCGACGTGATCACGTCCGACTCGGCGTTCCTCGGTGCGGTGGCCGCGCATTCCGTGTCGGTTGACCCGGAGAACATGGTGCGGGAGTCGTTGTTCGCTTCTTCACCGTCGTCTGCGTGGGCGGTGTCGGACGCGTCCGCGGCGACGTTGGCGGCTACCGTGTCGGGGGCGCCCGGGGCGCTGGTGACCGGGGTGCGTTTCGTGAACCAGGCTGGGGCGAAGACGTGGGCGCAGGTGACGCAGAAGATCACGTTCCCCGCGGGGAAGCGCTGGGTTCTGCGGATGACGTACCGGTACAACTCTGGCAACTCCGGCACGCTGGTGGCGACGGCCGCGGCGAAGGAGATCTGCCGCCCCGTGTACAAGGCGAACGATTACAGCTGGCGGACCGAGGAGTGGTCGTGGGCCCCGGATGTTGGCACTACGTCGACCATGTTCCAGTTGTCCGCGACGGCAGGTTGTCGCGCCGAGGTGGCGTTCGTGTCGTTGACGGAGGCTGTGGGCGCTACGAAGCTGGCGCCGGGCAGTGTCACATCTGACGCGATCTACGCGTCCAAGGAGCTGTGGGCGAAGCTGGCTGCATTCGCGTCCGTGACGACGGACATGCTGACCGCCGGCAACGCAACCATCACCGGGACGGCGGTCGTCGGCGACCTGAAGGGTAACAACATCTTTGGGTCCAAGGTCGTTGGCTCGTCCATGTACGCGTACTCCGAGTCTGCTGAGTCGCTCAACAAGAAGGGCCTGCCGTACAAGGCGGTCGACGCGGACGGGGGTGACTGGAATTCTCAGGCGGTTCCGATGACGCGCGTGTGGGCGAACAGGTACGGCGCCTCCGACAGCGACGGGCTATGCACGATCACATCTGCGTCGGACACGGAGATGACTGGCAAGTACACGTCGCGCCTGGACTTCACGTACAACGCCTGTTGGGAAACATATGTGGACCTCCCTGATGGTGACGTGTTCGACGCGACCTTGGACTTCTGGGCCGCTGACACGGCCGGGACGTCCGAGATGGAGATAGTCCTGCTGCGCGACAATATTGAGCTGTCCCGCAACCGCACCCTGGATGGCTGGCAGACGATCAGTATCGCGAACTGGAAGAAAGGGGACGCCGGCACCCGCCGCTACTACTTGCGCATCTTCCCGCTTTACTCGCCGACGAACATCTCATTCAAGAATCTGAAGCTTTGGTACAGGACGGCGTACGACACCTCGGCGATCCGCCTGAAGGGCAACTCCTTGCTGTTCCGTCAGTCGCAGCCTGACGACAAGGGGACCAACTCGTGGTTCCGCTTCACTAACGGGCAGATGTATGCGGCCGGCACCAACCAACTGGAGTACCAGCGCCCGTTGAAATCGTTGGTCATGCCACCCCACTTCATCGGGACAACGAACCAGCAGCGCATCCTGCAGCGGAACTACTGGGAGTGGTGGCCAGGGAAACTTCAGAACGACACCGAGTGGTTCGAGTACGACGCCCAGGATTTCCGTATCGGGAAGAACAACATCCCGCAGGCGGTGTACAGCGGCCTGTACTGGGTCACCGTCCAAGTGACGGCGTCGAGCCACTACTCGTCCCTCTGGACAACGTTGCTCGTGGAGTTGAACCCTGCGGGCAACTGGGATCTAGCCGTCGGGAACTCTGTCGCACTGGAGCCGGGGGTTAGGGGCGTGAAGGTCTCGGCTGCGGGGCTCATGCAGTTGCGCACGAACGTCCGCCTGTACTGGCACTTCGCGATCCGCACCCCCAACATGGGGTCCGAGAACGGCTGGCTTGAGCTCAATAACATGCGCTTGTCGGCCATGTACATTTCGAACTGAGTAGGATGAGACTTATGAGTACTACCCGTTGGGATGGGGCGAAGGTCCCGACAGCTTCCGACCCGATCCTGTCCGCGTGGGGCGACTACGCAGACTCGGTTGGCACGTTCATCCGGTGTGCGTCGCAGGCAGAGGCGCAGGCCCGCCTGTCGCAGGCGCCGGCCGGTGTCGTGTCGACCGCGCACCCGGCCATGTTTCTGATTTCGGGAGTGTTGTACTCCGCGGACGGGACCAGGTCTGAGAACCGGTTCGTCCTGCAGCCCGTCAGCGGCTTCTGTGACGTGCTGGTCGACAAGACCGACGCGTCTAACGGTCGAGGGCGCCCAACGTCAGACCATACGACACGCCGGTGGGCGGAGACCGGCTTCAACCTGCCGATCCGCAGTCTGCTCGAGTTCAGCCTGGACGTGTGTGTCAGCATCGTCCACAGTGACTTCACCTCTGAGGCCGACAAGGACAAGGCGAACGGGAGCTACTATTTTGGATTCATCCTGGATAACGCAGGTCTGTGGCAGACGGAGATTCAGTACGGCAGGACGTTCATGACCCACCACTTGTCATGGAAGCAGGAAGTGCCGGCAGGCACACACTCTGCCGCGTACAGTACCTGCGGCTCGTATGGGGCGGACCCGTTCTGGCATTACGACGGCGGCGTATACCCGGGCACTAGGTTCCGGGTGATCAGCCTCGGCGCCGCCCGCTGACACTGTCTGTTACCTGCCGCGTCCGTGAGATCATTGGGGCGGCAGGTAACTACTACCCGACAGAGGGGTGTTTTGTATGGCCACTATGGGGCCTACAGAGGAGAGGAAGCGGCGCACTGAGGCGCTTCGCGGCTGTGTGATTGCGTCCGCGAACGGTGCACCAGACGGGAAACTGTGGGCGCAGCGGGCCCGACAGCTCGGCGTGACCCACATGCGGGCGACGGACCTGTTCGGGGACTCCACGTCACAGGCGTTGCACAACGGCGGCGACAAGCTCGGCGAGCTCGACGCGAAGGTGCGATGGGCTCGCGACGCGAACGTCCGCCTGTGGGTTGACCTGTCCTACGTGCGGAACTTGTTCGTGAAAGAGAAGACGAACCCGTACTACCTGGGCTGGCAGGACTGGCTTCCCTACTTCCGTGAGGTCCTGTGGCGGAACTTCCCTGACACGGATGTCCCCTACCAGGACTACCCGACAGTGGACTGTGTCGCCTTGGCGGGGGAGCCGATGGTGCTGTGGGGGGACGACAACCCTGTCCAGCAGGCCGGGTCCGCCAACCAGTACGTGTGGTCGCTGCTACAGCAGGTGGAGGCCGTCCGCCGTCTCGGCTACGACGGGCCGATCGCTGCCGGAGGGTTCGTTCACCTGGGCTCTGACGGCCGCGGCAGGGACGCGCACGGCGACCTGTTCGATCAGGTGGCGCGCCTGCCTGAGGTGGACGTGTTCACGACCCACGGGTACGACAACCCGACCGGGGATGCGTTCCGTAACCTCGCGCAGATTGCCACGCAGACGGGGAAGCCGTTCATCCTGGAGGAGGTCGGCTTCAACGACAAGACGGACGACGCGAAAGCGGCGAAGCTGAACGCGTTCGCGCAGGTTGCGTTCATGTCCGGGCTGAACGGTGTCGGCCTGTGGAACATCGGCCAGTACGGCGACTTCGACGTCCGCCCTGACACTGGCCCGAAGTCCGCTGCTGCGTGGCTGCAGGTGGTTGACGCGGTGAATGGCCGCCGGCCGGTTGGGTCGGGTGGGGCTTCTCCCTCGCCGGCGCCCACGCCCGAGTGGACGGCGTTCACTGGTGACGCGACCCCCACTGACGTGTTTATTGCAGCCCTGGCCGGACATGCCCTGTGTGTGGGCCCCCGGTCAGAGTGGGGGACGGTGACGTTGCCAGCCGTTGGACAGAAGCGTGTCGCGACGATCCCGGCCGCGGTGTTGGGCGGTAGCAAGCCGCAGCGCACCTGCTACCCGCTGCTGAAGACAGATGGCACGTCCGACGGCGCGACCGTTGAGGTGTGGCCGAACAAGACTGTGGTCTCGAACATCCCCGCGGGGGGTGCCGGGAAGCGGGTCATGCCGATGATGTACGCCCCGTTGGCGTGAGTGTCGTCGCTTTGCTGGCGGCCCATACTGGCCTCATGCATGACCTTGACCTCCCTCCGTTCCCTGCTGAGCTGATCGGCGCCGCAGTCGCTGCCGTGGCGTCGTGGATCGGTTGGTTGTTCGCCAGGGCGGATCGGACGTCGGACCGGCGAGTGGAGGCGCTGGAGGCGGCTACGAAGTCGCTGACGGCCCGCGTGTCGACGTTGGAGAGGTCCAGGGAGAAGGCCGAGGCGGCGCGCGACCTCGCGGAGGAGGAAGCGCACCGCCTCAGGGTGCAGGTGTACCGGTTGGAGGAGTATGCGGCTGGGCTTATCCGGTGGGGTCTGTCTCTGATCCGGATGATTGCCCCGGAGTCGAGGCCGCCGGCACCGCCGTCACCTCCAGCCGGTTTCGAGGATGTGAGCGATCTGTGTGGCGGCGTCGTGCCGGCTGGTGCCTTTCCAGTGGACGCCGCACCCGGTCACGTGCCAGGTGATGCCGCGTCTAGTGAGGGTGACTCGGGTTCCTGATGGGCGTCGGCCTCTGCGGATGACAGCTTCGCGGGGGCCGGTTGCTACTTTCAGTCGGGTCCGGTCGAGGCCGCACGCGTCGATGATGGTGAGGGCTTCTGAGACGACTCCGGCGGGGGTCATCAGTTCACCCCCAGCCACTGCCAGAGGCCCCAGATGGTGAGGGCGGAGCCGAGGGTGATGAGGCCGGCGGCGAGGCCGGCCGTGGCGTAGGCGATGCCGGCGAAGACAAGCTCGCCGGCGCGGTTGAGCTTGCGGTCGAGGCTGGCGTGGGGTGCTGCGTGGCGCATCGGGGTGTTCCTTTCAGTTGGTGCGGACGATGACGATGGAGCCGGCGGGGGCGGTGGCGTAGGAGCCTTTCTGGGCGCCTGCGTGGCCTCCGCGGAGGGTGAGGGTCCGGTAGGCGGGCCGGCCGGGGGTGGCGGTGTTGGATTCGACCCGCCAGGTGGCTCCTTCGCGGATGACGAGGGAGCCGGCGGAGACGTTCTCGATGGGGGTCGGCTTGGTGGGTTGGTGGGGGTACATCATTTCGGGTTCCTTTTCTGAGGTCATGGGAGGCCGTCTGGCGGCCGTTCAGTGGGGGTCCTGTGTACTTGCCCGGGCGGCATCTTTGAGGGCGTCGTAGAGGCTGCCGAGGGTGTCTGCTGGGCTGTAGGGGACGTGGGCTGGCTGCCCGTTGCGGGGGTGGATGGTGACCCACCCGTCTTTGATGGTGACCTTGGTGCCGGCGGGGAGCTCCTGGTCGGCGATGACGTTCCAGGCGGCGATCCGGGCGGTGGTGGCTGCGTTCATTGGGGTGCTCCTTCGGGGGTTGGCGGCGGGGGGGGGGGGGCAAGCCCCCCCCCCCC